AAGTTGAATGGGCCTTTTACAATACCTGTCCCAAACAACGCTGCTTCAAACAAAGAGTTTCTTATTTCACTAGCACCATTAGATTCTTCAATCTGATCGTGTATAAGCTTTTCCATACGTCTAGCAGCCTTCTGTGCTGGACTAATTTCAAGTGCTTCTGGAATAGGAGATAGACCTTCTTTAAGACTGTCTTCTGCTAGTTCTTCTACTCTTTGTTGTTCAAATTTCCCTGTGCCGTAGGTTGCTCCAGCTTTGAGTGTGCGCCCATCGCCTTCGTAACCTACGTCATAAGGATTCTCTACTTCTGTCACTTGTTCTGCAACAGAAGTTTCAATTCCCGGTACTGGAGTCTGTGTGTCTAAGTGTGCATGTTTTGCAATACCTTCAGGTACTTTAGTTTCACTGATTCCAATAGGAAACTTATTAGCTCCAAATATAACATCTACAAGCTGACCATAAGCAGCAAGTACTTTAGTTTTTGTAATCTTTACAAATACTCTAGACTTTTCAGACTCACGGAATCTTACATTCTTACCATACAATCCACGATAATTATGATACGCCGTAAGCCATCGTGACTCGTCTAAGTCTCTTGCATTCTCAGCAGAAAGGAATCTATCCTGAATTAAACCTACAAGATTATTCTGTAGGTTCTCTTCAAGAGTAAGATTTATTCCTTGTTCGTCCTCTTCTTGTTGAAAGTAGAGTTCGTTAGATGTTAAGTTAGTTTCAGCCATGTTTAGCTAGGAGTTACGCCAAGATGCTGAAACTCAACAATAAACGTAGCCGTAGTTGCTGCTGTAGCCAAGTCATTTGCAAGAGGCTTTAAGCGTATGTGCAGTGTACGTGCAGCAGCGCTATACAATGATGCTGAAAGCGTCATAGCTTCTGAAGTAGCTGGGCCACCACTCATCGTAGAAAAAGCATTAGCTGCGGCTGGTACGCCATTAGAAATAATATAAAGAGGCGTATTAGCTGAAATTGTCACAGCACTCCCACCATCATCCGCAATAGCTTTCTCATTAATAATCTGTCCACCACCTGCTGCTGTTCCTAAATCAAAGTCAATATCGTCACCTGATGCACCAGCAGTAACCAAGTTACCATTAGCAATCATAATAAGATTTTTAATTGAAGTGTCAGCAGGTTGAGTAAAGCTAACGTCGTAAGTAGCAGCAGCAGTTACAGCAATCGTACCTGTAGTAGTCGATGTAGCTGAAGTAATTACATTATCAGCAAGTTCTCGTACATCTCCTGTACGTGAAGAGTTACGTCCTGTATCTCTAATTTTTACAACTGGATTTGACATTTATGTTCTCCTTTAATATCCAAATTCTGAATCTACGGGCGTATAAGCCTGTTCCATTCTCATGTGTCTAAACTGATTAAATATATCATTAACCTTGGGTCTTGACATAATTAAGTACCTTAACGCATCGTAAGCGTGATCAGGTGCATGTGTATCGACATCTTCAGGATTAGACTTGTCCAACGGTATACTCTGTAGTTCACGTATCAAGTTAGGACAGCTAGTAAATATTTGTATTTTTGGTCTGCCACTTGGTTGTACTCGTAAGTATTCATGTATTTGAATCTTACCCTGAATTCTATTTTTATCTGCTCTTCGCAGTTTATGTCCTGCTCGTTGAAGTGTTTCTCCAACTGTAGGGCCTGTAGTTCCTGTTCTATTCCATGCTGCTGTATCTAGTACACCTTGAACAGAAAAAGGATCTTCTAGTTCCATGTTAGTAATCATAACGGCTAAATCTTCACCTGTAAGTCCCTTACGATACAATTCTCTATAAATTATAAGGGTGCCATCAGTAGGATCAACACAACCCCAAATACAAGAACTTTCAGAAGCATACCCATAGTCAATACCTTTTACCCTTTCCCATCCTATTGGAATTTCAAAAGGAGGAATAACATGGATCTCTGTATCAAACTCAGTGAAGGCAGCGCCTTCCGTAATGTCCCAATCTCCTTCTAAAAGTTGCTTACGTTGCACATCTGGCAACGCCTTCAACATCTGTTCATATCTGCCATCTTTTGAAAGATAAGGGTTATCATCTAACCTAGCAGGTATGAACTTACGTGTCAGTCCATCATTCCCTGTAAAACTTTCATTAGGTTCTGAAGGATGTACATATCTCTTCTTTACCCAATGCGCTCCTGCTCCACCGGGGTTTGCAGTGCAACGCATGTACGGTTGTATCTCTGGATCAGTAGTCCTTAAACGTGAGGACAAGTAGTTCCAAGAAAACTCCGTAGCTAAATGTGTGATCTCATCAAAACCAATCCAAGAATATGCTTGACCTTGGTATCTGTACACATCTGCATCTCGCTCAAGGAAACCAAACTCTAGCTTAGCTCCTGATGGGAATGTCCAGATCTTTTCAACTTCTCTGAATCGACATCCCGGAAAAGCCTTTGGATATAACTCCCTAGACTTATCTATTAACTCCCTGAGTTCAGGCATGGAGCGTCTTAATATTAACGCCCTATGAGCAGCCCTGTGAGCGAATCTCAGGGGATCTACAAGCATAGCATAGGATTTACCACCCCCTGCTGCACCGCCGTACAGAACGTCTGTCTCTGGCGCTGCTAAGAAGTCTGTTTGAGGCCCTTCATTAGGCTCAAATATAACTTCCTTTGCTTTTATTTCTTCCCTTACATTATCTGGAAGAAGATCTAAATCATCAGCATCTACTATCTTACCTTCTTTGGTACTAGCATCTGCTGGTTCATCTAATTTAGTCTGTAAGTTTTCTTGTTTCTTTAGACTTGTTTTTAGATTGCTAAGCTGAGACTGAAGCTTCTTTTCTCTTTTCTTTTTCTCTCTTAGAGATCTTTGAGCAGAGATCTTAGCCTTAACCTCACTATGATAGTTGTATTGTCTCTTAGGAGCATCAGGGTCAAGTAACCCCCTATCAATCTTCTCCTGCTTTACATACTTGCTGATGGTCTGATGAGAAACTTTTGCATCTTCAGAAGCATTATTGATTATCTCTCTAGCTTCTCTTAGACTCGCAATCTTTCCAGTAATAACACCATCAACAGCATCTCGTAACATCTTTATCTGTTTAGGGACAGCTTGTAGCTGCTTACCATCTTCAGTCAGTTCATATCCAAAAGGAATAGAACCAGATGCTTTCTTTTTAGTCTTGGGAAACTTCACTTACTTCACCTTCATACACTTGAGCTTCTTTCGCTGGTAAAATAAATAAGCTACCTGCATTCACATCTACATTGTGGTTGACATCTAATCTATCTGTTTTTGATATGCCTACTCTATCCAAAATAGTCTGTGCTGCCTGTAACTTAGTATTCACTTGCGGAATAGTCTCATCTGTATTCATCACTTGTACCAGCTTAAAAGCGGCTTGAGGGGCAGACTGAGCTAGGATACGAGAGGCCAGATCTATCACTTCTTGTTGCAAACTTTTTATGACTTGTGGATAACTACCTTCTGCGTAACCTGCAAGCTCTGCTGCGTGTTTTGGATCACCTCCTGTTTCAATTAGACAGTCCAAAAACTTTTGCTGCTTTTCAGTTAACTCCCTATCCCTTGTAGGACGAGAATCTTTTGGTACAAATTTTGAAATATGTGACATAAGTAACTAAAATATAACCATTATAGACAACAAATATAGATTTGTCAAGTCTTTTTTTTCGTTTTCTTTGCAGAAAACACTTGACAAAGTTAACATTCTTGTGTATAATATTTACAATATTAAGAATATAGAGACATATCTTCTTAAAATATAGTACAATATATAGTTAAAATATATATAAAAATATAAGTAACATATATTTTGAATATTCTAAATATTGTACTGTGAGCGCAACTATTCCCAATGTTGCCCCATATGGGTGTCAAGGTTTACAATTGTAAAATAGTGTAAAATGTTCGTGATTGTATTATACCCACCCCTACCCGGCACGGCCACCTGCCCCGCCCATCAAAGTATGATCACTTTTTGTACATATTTTTAAGCTGTAAAAACTACACCCAAATATTGTACATATTTATAAGCTGTAAAATATGTGCGCACTTGTTGCACTCAAGTATTGTACTCATTTTGAATATGTAAAATCTGCACCTATTTGTTGCCGTGTGCAAGATGTCGAAGATTTACAATAGTGTAAAAGATTTTTAACATGCGACATTGTTGGCATGTATTCTGCATATTGTACATATTTCCAATAGGTTAGTGAACACTTACATACCTATTCCAAGGCTTCAAAATCCCATTCTAAACCCCTCTTTATTTTACGATACCCTAGTATCTTTTTCGCATAGCAACTCTTAGACGCGCACTGTGGACGTTCTGTCGCCATGTATGTTTGTACAGCTTCCCCTTAGTTTTCCCTGTTGGCATGTTAGTTGCAAGACACAATTGTACTATGGTTCCCTGTATGTTTATACAGTGGTTTTCTATCCTCTCCATTTTCTCTCCATTATATCTTCATCAACCTCCACTGGTTAATTAAATTAATATCAGCGATTCTATACAGGTCGGCAGCGGGACACCCGTCGCATGGATCTAGGGAGCGACCCCACCGACTAGGCACTAGGACTGGACGCGCGGCGGCGATGCATAGAGTACTGCTCTTTAACGCGCAAGATCAGGTGACGGTAGTGCTGAAGGAACCGCTAATATACTGCGCGACCTACCCGTAAGCCGGTCTTGGGAGTCCCTGTCAATCTTCGTGAAATAAGGACGAGGGTAGTAGAATCGCTGCCCACTAAATCAAAAAAATAGCTGCATGTGCGGGTATTGCGTTTGCCTTCTAGGTGAGCGTGATGCCTTCGCGTGTGGCTATTCCTGCATTTTCTACAATATGCACCACATTAATTAATTCAAAAATCGAAGGGAATTTATTATGAAAACTACATATTTCAATATGCTACTTGCTAACGTCATCAAGGCAGAGGGAAGCATACGCGACAACGTGCAAACGCTAGTCGAGTCTGCCATTGCTACTTATGGCGAACATGGCGACACTTCACGCATTGAGGCATTGGTTAACGCTAGTGTTAAAATGCGTAGCATTCGCAGTAACACCTTGAAAGATTTTATCAAGGCACATGCGAACGTGAAGTTTGAACCATTGCAAAACAACGATGGTTTCAAGGTACGAAAAATCGGTAAAGGCGCTATGGAGATTCAACCTATAGAGACTCTATGGTATGATTTCAACAACGAAGGCGTTGCAAAGGAAAAGGTTGCTCTTGCTATTTTGAAGGGCGCTCTTGCGTCTATCAATAGTGCAAGTGAGAAAGGCACTCTTAAAACAATGTCAACAATCGAATCGCAGTTAGTCGCTAAACTAACAGCAGACTTAGAAGCAACAGCGGCATAGTGTCGCACTGGTGCATATTGTAGAGGATGCATTCCGCATTCTTGTAATGAGGTGAAACCTATGGACTACAGAACAAAGCGTAAGAATGATGTATATTCAGCATTCAAGGACGTTAGGTACTCCAGTACAGCACTACTGGAATTTCAAGAAGCCGTGCGTGAGATTCGATACACCGTAGATGGCAAAATATCAGGTGGAAAAGAATTTGCAGAGGCACTGAAATTCGTTGTGCATGACCAGATCGAAGCGTCAGAATCTAAAACGACCATCAAAGCATTTGAAGCCTTAATCAAAGTTATTGATGTGCGCATAGCTGATATGACAAAGTAGAAGGCAAACCTAGCCCGTCCGTGTGATGGGTTAGACTGTGTTTTCTAATAGCAGTGACCCCAAGCTGCGAACCATCCTAAGCCACGATGTAAAACTTGCTTGGTGCGTCCTGAGTAAGACGGTAAACTGCTCTACAGAATTAGCAGGGCGGGACGGGCATGACGGTAAATCATGGCCTATGGCCTCCTAGATCGTTTTGCCGTGGCTCTGGTGTGACTTTTAAACTGATGCACTACCCACGAACTGCTGCTCGTCTGAGTACGACGTTAAACTACTACCTTTACGCCAGAGAAGGATTGCAAGCCTCCAATGGTATTGGGTTATTCATCCTGAGTAAGATGTAAAACTGCTCATTTTTTGTGTCTGAAATAAACTGAGGGATGAACTATGACAACGCAAGAACTACAGGCATTATCAGATGCCCAAGTGATTGAGATTGGTCGGAGGTACTGGGAGAAGGCGCGGAGGTGTAAGGAAGAAACTGATGCCAATGTGCTAATCAAAGCAGGGATGCAATGCACTATGGAAATGGAACGTAGAGCAGACTTTAGGAAGGTGAACGGATGAATGTTGAAGAAGTTGATATTTTAATTGCTGAAGCAAAAGCAGCAGCAGAAATAACTGATCTTAACAATTACCACAAAAGTAATATAAATAATGCGGCTAGACGCGAGCAGAACCGGCTTGAAACTTTAAGGATATTTTTACTTATTGATGGAATATCTGTTGCTGCAAGTAACTCAGGTCTTGTTTTAATTAATGGTAAGTTTGAGTATGCTTTGCTTACTGGACGCTGGCGTGTTGTTGGTGGAAATAAATGGTACTGGAGTAAAAGTCCTGAAAGTTTTGTTTCTAAATATGTATTGGAGAATGATAGATGACTGAGAGAAAGAAGCAGCAATGGATGATGAGCAACTTCAAAGTACACAACCCTAAGATCAATGCGTATGCACAACAGTCACCAGAGAACCTCAGAGATATGGTGATGATGGTGTCTCTGTCTATACAGCAGCAGTGGTCTACTGTAGGTGAGCAGATGAAGGACTATAGGCAGC